TTCAAAGCAAAAAATACTGCTGCAAAATTTATTGCTAATAAACTAAGCGTTGTTACTTTATTTGCTGGCATTAATGCTACCACAGGTACTCAGTACACGGTTCCCCTAACTGGTGGTCAGATTGTCTTTAGTAATAACATTACTTTCTTAACACCGCAAAACCTAGGTATTGTTAACCAGCCAGCAGTATACTTTACAGGTACACGTGCAGTTAGTGGAAGTATGACTGCGTATTTACGTGCAGGTAGTAATCTTACAGCAGAATTGCTGGACACACTATTAGCAGGAAGTACTACAGCTATTGACACTAAGTTCACACTAACAATTAAGATTGGTGGAGCCACCGGTACACACGTTGATGTTAAACTACCAGCAACTATGCTTTCTATTCCTACAGTACAAACTGAACAAATTGTATCTACAAACATCGACTTTATGGGCCAAAGCTATACTGGTGCAGACTTTGATATTGAAGAAGCAAATGAAGCTTCAATAACTTATTACGTAGTTCCTTAACTACAATTTACCTTTTCATAAAGACTGGGTTGATCTCCAGTCTTTCTTTTTCCACTAGAGTATAAATAAAAAATATGACAATCTTATCACTAAAAACCCTGTTAGTACCTTCTAAAGCCGTAGAAGTAGAGTACCCAGGAATGCCTGGATTTTTAATTGATCTAGCATTTTTATCTCGCGAAACTTTGCTGGGTATCCGCAAGAAGTCTACAAAAACTAGTTTTAAAAACCGTCAGCCTGTTGAAGAATTTAACGAAGACTTGTTCTTACAACTTTATGTTCAAGCTTCAGTAAAGGGTTGGAGTGGTTTTAAACTAAGTTATCTAGAGCAGCTTGCTCCAGTTGATTTATCCGATCAACAAGACTTAAACAAAGAGCTAGAGTTTTCTGAAGAAAATGCACTATTTTTAATGAAGAACTCAAGCAACTTCGATGCTTTTGTAAGCGAACAGGTCAGTGACTTGGGAAACTTTTCGAAGACCAGCTCGCAGAAGTAAATCGCCAGCTAGTCAACTATATTCAAAATAGTGCTGTGTCTATGACAAAAGAAGCGTATTTTGAACTCTGTGAAATCATGGGCAGCGAACCCATAGACGAAGACATACCTGTAGAGTTTGACGATTTTCCACTCGAAGTCCAACAAGCATTCTCTGTATACAGAATGTTACGTGACGAGTGGGATACTATGAGCGGAATTTATTTAGGTAAAAGCTTTATGGGTATTAAAGATATACTTGAGTCTGTAGAAATAGACCCAAGTGACCAAAAGTTTATCGTTGCTTTAGTACGAATGATTGATACCGTTAGATCTAACGAAGTAAATAGTAAAAAGATGTCAGAAAAGCCTGCTAGTTAACACTAGCGGGCTTTTTTATCGTGTAAAATTTTAGTTTGACAAGTGCCTACCCTTATGATATAATGGTTACAAATAAATTTATATTTAAAAATATAAGCAGTCCTTGAAATTGATTGGAGAACATATGTCAGATCAAGTAGTCAAGATTAAGTTAGTTCTTAATGCGGAAGGCATTAAGAAAGCTGAAGACGACCTAAGAAAACTAAACAAACTTAAGCAACAAGCAGAAACCATGGGTGGATCTGCTGGGCCTAAGTCCGCCGCTTTTAAAGGTGCTGAATATGGCACGGCAAGAGGTACAATTGGTACTGGTGCTGAAGGCAGAGACTTCGCTAAACAATCACAGGGTTTAGGTGGCATAGTTCGTTTATATGCTACTGTAGCCGCTAACCTTTTTGCTGTTACTGCTGCTTTCAATGCTTTAAAAGACGCAATGGCAACTACTAATATGATTCAAGGTTTAAATCAATTAGGTGCACAAAGCGGGCAATCACTAGGATCACTAGCAAAAAACTTTGCGGACGCCAGTGGCGGAGCTATTAGCTTACGTGATGCTATGCAAGCAACTGTACAAGCAACTAGTGCTGGCCTATCAGCCAAGCAGTTTTCTCAACTAGGTGAAGTGGCTAAGAAGGCGTCTTTAGCGCTTGGTAGAGATATGCCTGAAGCAGTTAGTCGTTTAACTCGTGGTATTACTAAGCTAGAGCCAGAATTACTAGACGAATTAGGTATATTTACTAAAGTTGGTAAAGCCACAGAAGACTACGCAAAAAGCGTAGGTAAATCAGTAGCATCACTAACAGACTTTGAAAAGCGCCAAGCATATGCTAATGCTGCGCTAGAAGAAGGATTAACTAAGTTTGGTGCAATTGATATTGCTGCTAATCCTTATGACAAATTATCCGCTAGTTTAAAGAACCTAGCACAAACAGGTCTAGAGGCAGTAAATAAAGTTCTTGGACCGCTTGTTGATTTACTGAGTTCAAGCCCTCAAGCACTAACTGTGGCTATTGGAGCAATTAGTGCACTATTACTAAAACAAGCAATACCCGCAATTGGTCAGTACCGGGATAGTTTAAAAGATGCAGCAGAAAGGTCTAAACAAGCCGCTGCATTTCGTGCAACGGAATCAGCACGGGCTGCTGAAAAGGAGTTTGCCACACGAGAAAACCCACTAGATGTGGCTGCGGAAAAAGCATTGGCCAATAAGAAAGTAGCTGAGGCTGCAGTTACTGCTGCTAAAGCTGAAGTTAAAGATGCCAAGGATAGTGTTAAGAAAGCTCTTAAAGAAATTGATGATGCTAGAGCCAGTGGCTTTACCAAAGGAACACGAGCAGCACTAATTTTTGAAAAAGGTATAAAGAATATTGATGAGAACGACCGAAAATACCTTCAATCAGAAGGAGAGAAATATAGAGGACAGGGTAAAGACGCGGCTGCTGATAGATACCTTAATGCGGCTAAAGCTCTAGATGTATACAGTAAGGCAATACAAACCAGGACAAACGTAAGTGCAGCAGGCAAAGCAGCAATTAAAGCACTTGAGGGTGCTGAAAAAGAGTATGCTACTGCTGTTACCGAAAACAATAAAAAACTAGAGCCAGGCTTAGGTTCTCCAGCTGCTCGCGCTGCACTGCTAGCAAAACGTACTGCGGATATTTCAGCATCTAAGTCCATAATAAGTGGTGCTGCGGAAAGCACTGCTACTATTGGGGCCGTCGGTGCTTGGACAGAAATGCGTAAAAACGTAAAAGAATCAGATATGGGTCCGATTCGTAAGGGGTTTACTACTATATCAGCAGCTGCTAGTATTGCTTCTACATCTATTATTGGCATTGTTAGTGCCCTACAAACTTGGATTTTTATTATTGGTGGAGTTGTTGCTGGTATTAAGATATTTGATGCTTGGATGACTAAAAATGCTGAACAGGCAGAAGCTTATAAAAAAGCTTTAAGTAGTTCTGAAGAATCATTAAAAAATTACGATAGAACTCTTGCAGCTTTGTCAAAAACAGCAGAAAAAAACGGCGGTGCTATATTTAGTGCCGCAGGTATAACTGCACAGGCAAATGCATTTAAAGAGCTTAGTGATAGTCTAGGTACTCTACGAGAAAAGTTTGAAGAAGTAACTAAAGCTACTAAAGGCTGGGATAAATTCTGGGATGGCGTATTTAGCAAAAGCCAAGCCGATACGTTTGCACAAACTAGTGTAGCAACTATTAGTAAACTAATTGCGGATATTGATAGTCCAGAGCTTGCTGAAACACTTACCAAAGATGTGAGTCGTATACTTGGAACTACCGGCGATAGTCAACTAGAGTGGATAGATGCATTGAAAAAGGGCGGTCCGGAAGCTGCAAAAGCTATAAAGCTGATTGAAGAAAGAATAAACGGAGTATCTACAGCTTTAAATATTACTGCTAGTCGTAGTAATGAGTTTAATGACCAACTTAAAAAATTAGGTGAGTCATACAGAGCTTTTGCATTTTCTGTAATAGACAAGTCACCAATGAGTGCTCTAGGCGACGATCTAATAGCCTTTTCAGTGAAAAGTGTCGGTGCATTTGTAGACATAAAAACTGGATTAGCCAGTATTACTAAGTTGATGGAAGACAGCACTAAACTAGGTATGTTTAGTCCAGAGACATTTGCCGAAATGCAAAAAATGAAGTCAGAGGTAGAAAGTTTAAATAAAGTACAAGGCGAATCAGCTATTAAACTTAGAGTACTAAGACAAGAAGAAACCGCTTTACGCTTACAGTATGATACTGCTAAAAGTGTTAGTGATAGTCAACAAGGAGTTACCGGGGAATTTGATACAGGAGCAGGTGCGCCTAGTGCAAAAGCAATTTCAGAAGCTAAACAAAAGCTAGATGAGACATTAACAAAAATAGCAGAAGCTAACGCAGAAGTCACGTCAACAAATGAACGTGTTGCAGAACTAATGGCTAGCCCTGTGTTTAAAAACCTAGCGGTAGAGGCTTTTCAAACAGGAACAAAATTAATAACTCAAGGTCTAGATGATGCTTTTAAAAAGGGTACTATTGAAATAAGTCGTGCAAGTGTTGGGCTTTTAGGTGACCTACCGGGCACTGCAGATATTGTAAGAGAAATAGATAGACAAGATCTAGCTATTCAAATATCTCAATTAGATTTAATGGCACAAATGGTAAGGGCTCAGAATTTAACTGTTGCTGCACAATACCAAACTACAGCTGCAGTAGCTCTAGAAAAAGCTCAACAAACTAAAGTAGCTGCAACTTCGCAAAGTGTGGGACTTCTAGCAGACACAGATCCTGCAAGTATTGCTCTAGAATCAGCAAAGGGGTTGTCGGTAATTACTGAAAAATTTGATGAGTTTATTAATAGTGGAGGCACGGGACAAGGCGGTGCTGCAGCTATGCTTGAAGCTTTAATAAAAGCAATGAACACTGTTGGTAAAGAAAGCGCAGAAGCAGCTGTTATAATTGGAAACATGTTTGGCGTAATAAAAAGTTTTCAATCAATAGCCGCTACTAGAGCCGGGCTTGAAACCAAAGATACATTATCTGAGAATCAAAAAAGATTAAATATTATTAAAGAGCAAAAATTTGTAAAAGACCAAGAACTTTCTGTGGACGAGGCTATACTAGCAACACAAAGAACCGGTGTTGCTATAATGGGCCAACAAAATGCTTTTCAAACAAAAGCACAAGCAGGTGCTCAGGCACAAGTAGCCTCACAAAGCGCTATTTTTGAATTTAGAAGAAAATCTGCGGCACTTGATGCCGAGGAAGCAACAAGACGTGAGGCTATAACTAATCTTGAAGGCAAAAATTTACCACTTAAAGAAACACCTGCTCAGGTTGCGAGAGATATAGCTATTAAAAGAGCCAATGCCGAAAGCGAAAAAGCAAATAAACTAGCAGAAGCAGGAGCTGGGCTAGCCGCAAGCTTAATTAAATTATTAGCCGAAGAAGAAGCCCGTAGACTTAATATCAGACAAATCATTGCTGACACTAATAATATTAGAGATACTACTACTAATGAATTAAACGAATTAGAACTAGAGTATCAAATAAAATTAGGTAATCTCTCAGACCAACAAATTGCTGATTCTAAAAACTTAATTGAAACTACCAAAATAGAAACAGAAGCTAGAAGTAAACTAATTAGTCTTGAACTTAATTACTTAGCTAGTCGCAATAAATTAATGGCAGATTTTAAGTCTGCAGCACCAGGTGAGGCAGGTGATGCTATTAGACAAAATGCACAAGCAGAAATGGAAGCTAATGCAAAAAAATATGCTGTAGAAGTAGAAGGAGTTAATTCAGTTACGGCAGCTAAGCTGAAAATGAAAGAATTAGATGCAAGCATATCAGAACGTCAAAAAGCCTACGAAGACATATTCAAGAAAACCTTTGAGGGTATGGGCGATGCAATTGTAGACTTTGTAAAAACTGGTAAACTAGAGTTTAGTAGTTTAATTAGTTCTATGCTAGAAGATTTAGTTCGTTATGAATTAAAACAGCAGGCTATGGCACTGTATCAATCAGCAAAGACTGGAATGGGTGGAGCAGGTGGAATAGCTAGCTTTCTTAGTAATCTTATTCCTGGTATGGGTGGCAGTTCAGGTGGTGCTATCGAGACGGGATCAATGCTTGGGCCGAATTCGCCAGGGTTTGCCAAAGGCGGTGCATTTGACTCGGGTGTAGAAAAATACGCACAGGGCGGTGCATTTGACTACAGCATAGAAAAATATGCCAAAGGTGGTATGTTTACTAATCAAATAGTAGACTCTCCAACACTATTTAAATTTGCCAAAGGCACAGGTATGATGGGCGAAGCAGGACCAGAGGCAATTATGCCCCTAAAGCGCGACTCTCAGGGTAACTTAGGTGTACGTAGTGGTCAACAACAAACTAGTGTGGATGTTGTTGTTAACAACTACGGTAACGAGCCAGCAACCGCCACTGAAACCACAGACAGTCGTGGAAACCGTAAAATTGAAGTTACTATTGGTGATATGAATGCTGCAGAAGTAAGCAGAAGCGGCAGTACTTCACAAAGATCACTGAAAAGTACTTACGGACTTCAACCACAACTAATTAGGAGATAAGTATGGCATATAGTTATATATGGCCGCCAGGATTACCACAAGTGCCTCAAAAAGGCTACACAGAAACTGGTGGTGCAAATATATTGAGTACTAATATGGACTCGGGCCCTGCAAAACGTAGATACCGCGGCAAAAGAGTACAGATGTTAAATGTGTCTTTTTTAATGACAACTCAAGAGCTCACTACTCTTGAAACATTTGTTCTAGGCCCCTCAGCTATTCGAGGGGTAGCTAGATTTGGTTTTCCGCATCCTCGTACAGGTAGCATAGTAGAAGTGCGTATAATGCCAGAAGGCGAAGGCGATTTATACAACACTAGCTATACCGCTCCAGGATATTTTACTGTAACCTTAACTCTAGAAGTACTTCCATGAGTAGACTAACATCAATGAGTCCAGAAGCTATTCGTGCCGTGTTTTCACCTGACATGGATAGCGACTTAATATTTTTATTAACTATCTACGATCCTCAAACAGGGCTACCCACAGTAAGACTAGCAGATAATTTTACACAACGCTTAACTCTAGCTCCGTATACAGAAACTCCCACAGAAGTATACTACGGAGTAGTCAGCCGCGGTGAGCAGTTTTTATTTTTACCTATGGAACTAACCTTACCCAGCGAAGAAGAAGCACAAGCACCCAAGTGTTCACTAGTGCTCAGAGACGTTACTAGATTCGTTACACCTATTATTCGTGAAATTAGTGGACCTCCAAAAGTAAAAATGGAATTAATACTATCTAAAACTCCCAACACTGTAGAAGCTAGTTTTGTTGGCTTTTATATCAATAGTTTTAGCTATAACTCAGACTCTGTAACTGCAGAACTTTCTATGATAGACTATGAGCGAGAACCCTTTCCCATGCACTCGTTTACAGCACCGTATTTTCCAGGATTATTTTAATGTGGCAAAATAAATACATAGGTATACCCTATAAAGAAAAAGGCAGGGATCTAACCGGCATAGATTGCTGGGGATTACTTCGTTTAGTTTATTCTGAAGAATTCGACATTGAACTACCTAGTTTTGTCTCAGAATATACTGAAAATGATACTCTAAGTATTCAAGAACTAGTTGCACAGTGCAAAGAAGGCTGGGAAGTCCTCGACAAACCCACACCCGGGTGTTTAGTGCTATTTCGTGTACTAGGCACAGAGTCTCATGTAGGCGTTGCAGTTAGCGATACTTACTTTTTACATGCACGTCAGGGCCAAGACTCAGCAATTGAAAGCTTTGAGTCCAGAGCTTGGGCAAACAGAATCGTTGGCTATTATGCATACTCTGAAAAAGCTCCTGCTGCTGCTGTACTCAACCTAGTACCGCACCCACTACGCACACAAAGATTTACAGTAGAAGTACCGCCGGGTACTACTCTAGATACACTAGTACCTTGGGTAGCCAAAGAATACAGCGTACCCGAGGAAATTCGTTCGCGTATTATAATTATGCTAAACGGTAGAGTAACTACTCCGGAAGAGTGGGCTACAACTGTTTTAAAAGAAACAGACCGTATTGAATACCGAGCAGTTCCTACTGGTGGTAACAGCCGTATGATATTCGTAATGGTTGCTATGATTGCGATTGCAATTGCAGCACCGTATGCTGTTGCAGCAATTGCGGGTTACGGGGCAACTGCTGCGGGCGTTGCTGCAGCTTCGGCAAGTGTGGCACTCGGGGGCTTGGGTGTAGGTTTTAATCTTGCTGTAATGGCCATAAGTTTAGTAGGTTCACTACTAATTAACGCTATTGCGCCTGTTAGACCACCAGAGGGGCCAAATGACCCAGGTAGTAGTGAAAGCCAGTTGATGATTAGTGGAGCGGCTAATCAAGCTCTTAAATACGGCGCAATTCCTGTAATTTTAGGCAGAGTAAGGATTACTCCTCCGCTAGGAGCTCAAAACTACGTTAGTTATGAAAATGAAAGAGACACTTACTTAACTATGCTTTTAGTCTGGGGATACGGACCACTAGAAATAGACGCTACAACACTAAAGATTGGAAACATAAACCTTTCTGACTATACTCTGGCAAAGTTCAGTGGTACTGAAGACAACAAGTTTATTACACTTGATAGAAAAACTACTCCAGATGCAAACACACTAGCTAGGTTTAATGCAATTTATGGCAATGATATTGAACAGGTTAGTAAAAACATAACACTAGCTTGTGACGGTAATCCTGAAGGCACACCTGTAACTACAAGTACCGAGACAACTTACATAGATGAAGAGGGTATTGAACAAACAACAACAACAACAACTACTACATATATACAACCCACACCAGGACCGTATAGTGAAGCAGCTAGTACCGGTGTTGTAAATAGAATTCAAGTAGCTATTCACTTTCCACAGGGACTACGAAAAGTAAAAGTCAAGGGTAGTGGTGCTGGCAATAGTGAGACTTCCCCAGTTGTACTTAGGTTTCAAGTTAAACTTGGCACAGGAGACTGGATAGATTGGAATACTATTACTTATGGTGCAGACGCTGCTAAAAAAGACGCGTTTACTATAACAGAAACCTATGACTTAACTACTGCTCAAATAGTACAAGTAAGGGTTCGGCGTGAAACTGGAGACAACACAGACGATAACCCAGACTGGAGATATACTTTTGATACTGTATTTTTAAGTGCAACTTTTACAACTAACAACAGTCCTGCAGTAGACCCTAAAAACTGCGTTATTGCTAAAACTGCATTACAAATAAAAGCAAGTGAGCAGCTAAGTAACAGCATCGAAGGTATTAATGCCATAGTGCAAACCTATGCAAAAGTCTGGAATGGTACCAGTTGGGTAATGGGTGCTACTAATAATCCTGCAGCACTATTTAGATACGTTTTAGAACACCCAGCCAATCCACAAAGAGTCTTAGATGCAGAGATTGCTGACAA